TTGCAGAAGTGGATGCATGGCGTACTTCGCAAGAAAAAGACCTTCACCCTCATAGGTGGTACTTATGAGGGCCTCCCCATCTCCGTTTCAAATCTTAATGCGCGTTTTCGTCGAGTTTTGAACGAAGGAGAGTTTTACGTAAGTGGAGATTATCAAGCTGCAACCAATTTGATTTCCAGTACACTCTCTGAGGCAGTCGCGGATGAAATTTCCCGAGTCTGCAACCTTCCGGACCACCTCTCCGACCTTCTTCTTCGTTCCCTTACTCGTCATACCTTGACAGTTGGCGAGGAGTCCGTTGATCAGGCAAATGGACAGCTGATGGGTTCTCCCTCTAGCTTCCCGGTCCTGTGTCTCATTAATGCTGCACTGACTCGAGACTCTCAAGAAATCGCCGGTACAATCCCACAGGGAACCCGGTTAGATGACTTTGAGATTCTCGTTAACGGTGACGACGTTGCGTTTCCGACCACGACAGCAGGCTATGAGATTTGGAAGAAGGTTACCGCCTGTGGCGGCCTCAATCCGAGCATTGGCAAGAACTTTACCTCATCAGACTTCCTTGTGATGAATTCCTGCCTTTTCGAGACAAACGGGGTCGAGCACTTCTCCCCCGTCCCCCGGTTCAATCCTTGCCTTGAATGTGGTCAACATCATGTCACCGTGGAATATGATTTTCCTCCACCTCTTCAGAAGTTTCGAAGTGAGCATTGGTTCAATATGGACTACCTTGGACCCTGCCGAAATGCGTATCAGCGGTGTCGTCCCTGGAAAGGAATCCGGGAATTGTCGGATCTTCGGAGTCAACGGTTGCAGGATCTGGCAGAGTATTTCCCCTTGTTGAATAAGAAGTCTCGCCATCATGGTACCCTCCTTAATCTTGGAGACTTATTCCTAGAAGAGAACTATCAGATCCTGCCCTCCCTCCAACAGAAATGGTTAGGTGACTCCACTGGATTACTCCGTGACCAGATGAATAAATTGTTCCTGTCCTCTTGGAAAGACGTTTTAGATCTCACCAATAACTCGAAACCAGACCCCTTGTCTAGTTCGCTGCAAGGTCAGGTCCCTTTTTGCATCGATTGGTTCCTCCCTGTTTCACTCGGTGGTCTTGGACTCGAGAACACCTCCGTTGGGTCAAGGAAAGGTATAAAGGCCAGCTCAAACTTTGCTCGTCAACTTGCAAAGTATCTCCTCCTTCACCCTGATGAGAACCTTCCCTCCCTTCCCTGCTTGGGGACCTCGCCGAAGTTTAGTATGGAAGTCGGTCGGCGTGTTCGCCGGCTAATCACCGATCTCGTGAGCGAGGAAGATTTTATCCCTCGCCATCAGCCGATCCCTGCTGGTTGGATTGGGGAACAGGACCTGGTTAGCTCCCTCACTATGGAGACTCTCTTCTCCGCACAAGGAAATGTTCACCTTGGTGAGGGTATGTACCGTCAGGGAGGAGACTTCACGAACAATATTGATCGGACTGTTGCTCTAAATATTGGACTGGAGAAAGTGTTCCGAAGCCGGGCTCGTTTTATGGTCGGACCAGTTCGCAGGGAGATACAAAAACTTCCACCTCTTACCCAGCTGGAACTGGACTCGTATACCCCTCTTCAAAGGATATTCGAGGTCGAGCCTCCTATCCGCCTAAAAACCTTCGTAGGCTGTCCCGAAAAAGCTCCCTTTCTCCGGATTACGAAGGATCTTATGGAAAAGACATGGTCTTCGGATCGATCTCTCCCATCCGGAAATCTTTTCCCCAAGATGAAGAGATATCCTCCCTCATTTGTCCGCGATGTTCGAGACTTCGTTCCGAGTGACCCCCTTCCCTTCTCCTGGCCCCAGTATGAGCCTACCACTCATGATGAGTGGAAGATTCATGCTCTGTACGCGTATCGTAAGCACACGGCAGCGAAAGAGGCAGAAGAGAAGAAAATTGGTGCCACCGCCCGTAGCATAGGCGCAGATCTCTTTGGAGATTCCGAGTTTGATAGTATGTCACTTCAACTCCTATTCCTCTAAAATTTCCGGACGCTGAGCGTCTGGTCCAGAGAAGAGCCGAGGAAAGGCTATAACATCCCGAGAAGGAATACTCGTAATCACCCGTGTCAACGTTACAAGACTCAGTAGATATCTGACTAAAACCCTT